TGAGACGATTATCGTATTGGCCTTGGTAGCCATTGCGGCGGTGTCGCTGGCAATGATGATGAGCATGACCACGCCAGGTGGCTCTCAGCCTGGGCAAGGCAAATCAATCGACACAAACCCGGCGAAGGTTAACCGGGCAAAGGTGAATGAGCCTATCCCTGAAATCCTTGGGCGCAGCAAAATTTACCCGGACTGCGTGGTGCAACCGGTGTCGCGGTTCGTCAACAAGCGCGAAATGCACACTAGCTTGTGCTTATGTCTTGGCGCTGGGGAGCTGTCGACACTGGCCAGCAGCATCAAGATCGGCGACACGCCGGTGACGGCTTTCGGCTCAGACGTGTCGTACACGTTTTACAAGCCGGGCGCGAGCCTGGCAGGTGATCGCCGCGCAGAAAATTGGTACATCGTTGGCGAAGTAGGCGGCACCAACGCGGGGACGCCTGGGCTAGATACGGCCTCAACAGCATCTGGCGGATCATCCGCGGTGGCGGATGCGCTGGTGCTGGCAGGGCTGAGCGTGAGTCTTGCCGGTGTGAGCCCGGAGTTTCCAGAGTCGTGGGTGGTGGGCACCACGGTTACCTTGAAGGCGCCCAACACCTACAGGGTCAGCAATGTGGGCTCATACAGCCAGATCGCTGGTCCACTGGGTGATTTGTCTCCCTTTGTGGGGATGAAGGTCACGCTATCGGTTGATACGGATTATGACCTGGTGGTGGCCAGCTACTCACCTTACGTTCCGCCTGTTCCTGGCGCCGGTGGCAACCCGTCATCAGTACAGGCTTCCTCTTCGCCGACCACTTACGATTTCAGCGATACCCCGGCGGTCTGGACGATCACCTACCGGGGCGACAGCCGCACGATATCCCTCGCTTCCGACTTCGTGAACATGAGCGGGATGGTGTCGGCAATCAACGCCCAGCTTGCCGGTATTGGTCTGACCGCGCAGGACAACTCAGGGCGGCTTCTGATTTCTGAGCCGTACAGCCCTTATAAAGGCGGCGCTATCTCTCAATCGAACGCCCCTGTTGCGATCTTTGGAGTGGGGCCGGTTTACACCGTCGGCACCGCGTCGGCGGGCGGCGTGCCGGAGCGTGATGCCTTTATCACTTTGCGCTACGACAGTGGCGCCCCCTTTACCGGGCTGAGTGATGGCGCGCAGCGCATGTCCATCGGTTATCGTGGCCAGCGGTTTCAGATAGCCAGTCTGAACGCCCTGACTATGACGGTTCGCCGCCTCACCGATACAGGCAATGTGGATGCCGGGTGGTCAGGCTTCACCGCCAGGACGCTGCTCGACTTTGCGCTGGGGTCTGACTTTGTTGGCTCGCTTAACTGGCTTGGGCCTTTCATGGCCACCCCGGAACAAGAGCTGACCGATACCGTTGAGTACAGTTTCTATATCCCGTCTGGCCTGGCCTGGTACAAAAGCAACGGCCACCGCCGCGCCGGCACGGTGATTCTCCACGTGCATTGGCGAGACGCTGCGCTTGCCGGTGCCTGGACCAGTGTTGTGCACACCATTACCGAAAGCACAGAGGATGCGCTGGGGTTTGAGTTCACGCTAAAGCTGCCTTATCGCATGCGGCCACAGGTTCGTATGCGCCGGGACGCTCCGCAGGAAGGCGGAAACACGCGTGACACGGTCTTTTGGTTTGGCCTTCGCTCCAAACTCAGGGCGCCCACCTCTTACGAGGGGGTGACCATCTTTACAGCCAACATCCGAACCGGCGACCGCCTTGGCGCCCAGTCAGATCGGCGCGTTAGCATGGTTTCCGAGCGGCTCTATGAGGGGCGGGCAGGACGCACAATCAGCGGCGCAGCGCTTCACCTGCTCGACAGTCGCGGCATTGATCGCAGCGAAGTGGCTGTGGCCACCCTCAACGAATTGGAAACTCAGTTCTGGACCCCGCGCGGCGAGACGTTCGACTTCGCTTTTACCGAGCAGGTCTCGGTGCGTGAGGCTCTGCAAACCATCTTTGCCGCAGGCATGAGTCATTTGAGCCTGACGGACGGGTTGATCGGCTGTATTCGTGAGGGTGTGCAGCGGCATCGCGGGACCATCACAAACCATGAAATGACAACGGAGCTCGTGTCGTCGTTCAAGGCGCGGACCCAGGATGACTTCGATGGCGTGGACGTTAAATACATCGACCCGCAGACCTGGGCAATCGAAACGGTCCCGTGCCGTTTTGAAGGAAGCCTGGGCCTGAAGGTCGATGTGATAGAGCTTGATGGCGTGCAGAGCCGTGATCGCGCTTGGCGCATTGGGCAGCGAAAGCTGCGTAAACACCTTTATCAGCGCTGGAGCTACTCAAGCAACACCGACCTGGAAGCGCTGTGCTATGAGCGTCTTGACCACGTCGTGCTGGCCGACGACATTCCCGGTACCAGTCAGTCAGCTTTGATTGTCGACGGCGAAATCGTTGGCGATCGCGTGATTTTGGAGCTGACAGAGCCGCTTGACTGGGATGTGAAGAATCCCCGTGTCGTACTTCGCAGGCACGACGGCTCAGCCACACCGCTGATCGTGCCTATTCGACTGTCGGATTTCGCGCTGAGCATTCCGGCAAAGGCACTGGACTTTGATCTGGTTACCGACCTGTCGATTGAGCCGGCCCGCTTGCTGTTCGCGGCCTCAACACAAATTGGTTACAGCGCCATGCTCACTGAAATCGCGCCAGACGCCGATGGCTCTTGCAGCTTCTCAGCAGTCGAGTACCGCGACGACTACTACGCCGACGACGACAATTACGCACCTACATAAGGACTGCTCATGCTTACCTATCCGGAGGGCTTGTCCCTGCCGCTGCGGGAGGGTTATGGCTTCACGCCTGTCAGTCCGATAAAACGGTCAAACAAGGTGAGTGGCCGGGCCGTGCAGCGGCGACTTTACAAAAGCGTTCCTACGGAGGCCAACGTCTCGTGGTTATTTACCGCAGAGCAGGCGCAGCTTTTCGAGGGCTTTTGCAAGTGGGAGCTTGGTTGGGCCGCCTGGTTTCTCTGCCCGATCAGAACCCCGCTGGGTCTTAAGCTAACCCGCATCAGGTTCACTGACGACTTCTACCATGGCCCCGAGCTTGTCGGGGTCAACATGTGGCGCTACTCGGCAACGGTCGAACTGTTTGAAATGCCGGTCGTCAACGAGGTCGAGTACGTCAGCCTACTGGCAGGCATGGACATTGGCGTTATGAATGCCCAGCTCAGAAGCCTGATGCAGCGCTGGTACACCAAGTCCTGGCCCGGCGCCAGATAACCCCGCCCGCAACTAATTTTTTAATTCCCATGCCCGCCATCACGCGGGCTTTTTTGTGCCTGGAGTATTTATGAGCGGAGCCGATGATCTCGCACGCCTGACGGTTACGATTGATACGGCCAATGAGCTGTTCCTGTCGGAAGAGCCAAAGATGGTCGATGTGGGCGGCGGGGTAATGCGCCCAACTAACGCCAAGGTGCTGGCCGATCTGGCAACTCAGATGAACGGGGCGCAGATTTACAACTCTGTATCCTTGGGCTTGGCTAGCACTGCCCAAGGCAGCTATTTCAGTGTGCTGTCTACGGCCGCTGATGAGTACTTGATTCTGTACCTGAATGCATCCGGCGCAGCGACTGAGGTTAAGCGTTATCCGAGCAGCGAAGTTGCCGCCATTGCGCGGCGCGGGAATTACTTTCTGTCTGGACGGGCGACCAAGGTAGAGCCAGTCGGCACGACGCTGGATTATCGGGTCAGCTGGGGGCGCCTCTACATCTTTGCGGGCGCCGGCAAGGCGCAGGCTAACGTGCAGGCCGTTAGTGACTTGGTCATCCCAAACGGCAAGTGCGCCTATGTAGACCTGGCTGAGCCGATGGTAGGGGGTGAGTATGTTGTGCATGTTTCAGAGCTTCCCCTTGTCACAACTGCCAACCCTCCGGGCGTCTACATCGATGATGGCAAAATCATCCTGTTTACCTGCCTCAACAACATCGTGGGCGGACAACTACAGCCTCAGTACCAAAACCTGCTGGATGGGTCGGTACGCCAGGCAGCCTTGGCAAATGATGTTCGCAACGTCACCAATCGTGGCGTCTATGAGGTGGTGGGCAGCCTAAGT